CGAAATGGATGAAAAACTACTACCTATAGAAGGCGCAGGCATCGAAGAACTTCAGACGCTTTATTCCTGGGGCACAGATGAGGCTATTTCCGCACAAAAGAAATGGGACAGGGCAAAGCATGGCGAATTTGCAGTTGGTCCATTCCATAGATGGCTTGCCGCGCAGGAACTGCTTCTAATAGGCGAGGCATATCTGAAGGAACCAGACAAGCGGTTGATTATGGAGGGGCTGTATCTGTGCACCTATCGAGATCTTCCTATTCCAAGATGGTGCTCGATGGCTTTTCTTGAACGTTATCGTCATGTACGTCAATACAATGCAAAGAGTTGGGATGACGCTTTTGGCCGACCACATCCGAAAGGTGCACACTTGGCGACATTGCGCGAGAATTGGATCATGGAGCTTAAAGTCTATAGGCGGATCAAAGAAATTAAAAAAGAAAGTCCAGGGACTCCCATAGATGGTTATTTATTCGAACAGATTGGAAAAGAGTTCGGGATTGGTGGAAAAACAAAAACAGAAACACTTTATTATGCAGCGAAAAAGCGTTTAAAAATAGATACATAGTCAATCCCAAAAATATACACGAAACTTTCGGGAATACAACTGCATAGCAGTGCATTAAAATCCTTGTCAGCAACTACTGGCGAGGATTTTTTTATGGAGGGAGCTATGGATTTATCAAAAGAGCGAATTATCAGAAAACCGGAACTTTTGGAGCGCACAGGGCTTTCAGATACTACAATCTGGAGGCTTGAAAGAAAAGGGATGTTTCCAGAGCGGCTTCGGATCGGCGGCAACGCTGTAGGATGGTTGGCCAGTGAATTTGAAAGCTGGCTGGCGGAGCGGGCAGAAACTCGAAACTAGTAAAGAGCCGGCGAGGGAACCGGCATATCGATCGGGGCGGAAGTTGAGCAGCGGAATTGAAAACAAGTGTGATCCTGGAATTCAGGCATGGAAAACTGAAAAGGATATTTCCATGCGCGATGACAGATGAGGGAGTCGAGGCCGTTTATGCCGCGCTGGAAAAGATCTTGAAGCCCACATTGTGGCAAAAAATTAAACCTGGGAAAAAGAATGAGCGAAGGTTGGAAAAATCATAACGGATGGGTACCTCTTTCAAAAAGACTTTTGGATTTCCTACCAAAAAGCCAGCCATATTCAAGGATTGAAGCCGTCTATTCTCTGGCAGTTGATTATGACAATGAAAACAGGGTCACAGTGGCCGGGTATTCAGAGCTTTGGGGATGGTCACGGAAGAAGGTCCGCATATTTCTTGATAAGCTGGGCGTCGAAATTGTGTACCCGGAAAGCACCCAAAAAAAGCAGAACCAAAAGGGACAGATCAGGGGCCAGATAAGGGACAGATCGGGCGAAAAAAAGAGACAGATCTTATTTATTGATTACAAGGAATTACAGGCCAAAGGGAACAGATCGGGCGAAAAAAAGGAACAGAAAAGGAACAGATCAGGGGCCACTACTAATGATCCTATAGAACCTGAACCTAAAAACACTGCCGAAATTGTCTCCTATTTGAACAAAAAAACAGGAAAAGATTTTAAGCCTAAAGCTATAAAAACTCGAAAACTTATCCGTGCGAGAACAAATGAAGGTTATACCACTGAGGATTTCAAACAAGTCATAGATATGAAGGTATCACAGTGGCTGAAGGATCCAACAATGAACGGTTACCTGCGACCAGAAACCCTTTTTGGGACTAAATTCGAATCCTACCTGAACGAAAAACCAGCAAGCTTAATAACAGCAACAGAGGAATTTGAGTGGAGGCCAGAAGATGACTGATAGCATGCAGCAGCTTCCGCAAAACATTGAAGCCGAAGTATCGGTGATTTCATCCTGCCTTATGGATCCGCACTACTTAACCCAGGCGCTCGAGATATTGCAGCCGGATGACTTCTACCAAACAGCACATAAAAAAATATTTGCGGCCATGACCGCCCTGGACCGCAAACAGACAAAAGCTGACCTGGTAACGGTTGCTAACCATCTAACCAAAAACGGCGATATGGAAGTAGCCGGCGGCGCCACCTACCTGGCAAAAATATCAGACCAGGCACCCTTGGCTGTGAATGTTCAAAGCTATGCGAGAATAGTCAAAGAAGCGGCTACCCGGCGCGCTATCATCACGAATGCCAGAAAAACCATAGATAATTGCTATGCCATTGACGATATTTCAGTGCTTTTGAACCAAACACAAGCGGAAATATTAAAGATCGAATACAACGGCCTGGGTGACCAGATAACGCCGATTAGCACCATGGTTGAAGAGCGCCACTCCCACTGGGAAACCATTTCCGAGAATCCCGGTGCTGTTTCAGGCATACCATCCGGTCTGGACATCGACAAAATAACTGGCGGTTTTCAAGATACCGACTTGGTGATTGTCGCGGCAAGGCCAAGCCATGGGAAAACCGCCTTGGCCATGACCGCGATCGGAAACATAGCTGCAAAGAACTATGCCTGCGGCTTTTTCAGTTTGGAAATGAGCAAAGAACAGTTGATGGATCGCTGGGCGGCCATGGAAGCCAGGATTGACGGTTTTCGGTTCAAAACCGGATACCTTAAAGAACATTGGGACCGAGTTAATGAAGCGGCCAGCAAATTCTATGAATGGCGGGTGTTCGTCGATGATTCTGCAGCGCTTTCATACCATGAAGTGCGCCGGAGAGCGCGCAAAATGGTCAAAACCTATGGTGTTGACATCATATTCATTGATTACCTGCAGCTTATGACCGGTGACAAAGCAGAGGGCCGGACCAGGGAAGTCGGATCGATAAGCAGGGCGATGAAAGGCATGGCAAAGGAATTAAATGTTCCTGTGGTGCTTTTAAGTCAACTTTCCAGGGCCGTCGAAAACAGGCCAAACAGGCGCCCTATACTATCAGATTTGCGGGACAGTGGCGAAATTGAGCAGGACGCCGACCTGGTTTTGTTCATTTATCGCGATGAAGTCTACCATAAGGAAACCCCTGACAAGGGCATAGCTGAAATAAATGTCGCCAAACAACGCAACGGACCGATTGGCGTTAGGAATTTGGCCTGGCTCGCTCGATATATGCGCTTTGAGAATATGCAACATTAACATTTTGGTGTGCCGGTATCCCAGGGCCGGCGGGAAAGGGTGGGTATTAGAGGGGTGAAAAATGAAAACTGAAACAGTGGACAAAACACTCGATGTCGTCATTGCCGTGTGGGTATATGTGAGCACGCTCACAGCAATCATAGCCATTTTCTATGGACAGGGGGGGTAGCATGGGAACAGATGGAAAAACAAAAGGGGGGGCTCTCCCCCTGGGCCCGGCTGGGTGGCTGAATACTGAAGCACCTGCAAAGGGAACATTCAACCAGCACGCGCCGGATCGTCGCTATACCATCAATGAGATCGCGCCGGAAAAGGTCGAACAGTTCAAGCAAGAAAACAAAGATCTTCTATTCCAGGTGGGTGAAAGGCTGGCTGGCTTTGTAAAGGCGGGGGATATTGAAAGCCAGGTACTATTCTTCGACAACCTGCGAAAGCTGATGAAAAGCGCACACCTTGAAATGAAGTCAGTGATCGAAAAGCATTTGGACGTTCAGCTGCCAGATTGACCAGGCGTGCTGTGCCCTGGCTGCCGAAAGAAAAAGGGGCGGGGGGACCGTGAAGAAACAGGGGTGGTATTCTATAGCCGGGCGGGGTGGCAGGAGCTACGTGGGGCCCAGCTGAACCGGGCTCCCCTTTGCGAGAAGTGCCAGGCGGCTGGGCTGGTGGCGCCGGCCACCGTGGTGGACCATATGGTCCACATCGTGCCCTGGCGTGGTGACCTGGTGCTGGCTATGGATCCCGGCAACCTGCAGTCACTGTGCAAGCCATGCCATGACAGCAAGACAGCAACAGAGACATGGCAAGCTGGCCGGCGGGATTAAGCTGCAGCTGCACGCCAGCTGACAGGGATCCTGGCCGGATCTGTATCAGCTACCGATAGGCGGGTGCAGGGGGAAGGGTGGGGAAAATCATAAAAACTTTTGAAAAACGGAGAGCGTGCGGCAGTCTCACACGCGTATTTTAATTATTTTTAATTGTTTTTTGGGAATCATGAAAAATGGCATCAAAACGGACGCCACCATATGGCAGGCAATGGCCACCTGAGGCAAAGCGGCTGTGGCGAGAAATTCACACACAGTTTGCCCTTGAGGCCGATGAACTCGAACTTTTACGCACAGCCTGTGATGCCCTGGCGCGTCTTTATCAGGCGCGGGATCAGCTGGACCGGGAGGGGTTGACCTTCAAAACTGCAACCGGCCAGATCAGGAAACATCCTGCAAATGAAATTGAGAAAAACGCCAGGGCTGGTTTTATTTCATCCCTGAAGGCCCTGAATTTTGAATGGGATCCGACAGAAAAACGAAACGTGGGCCGGCCTATGAAGCCGGCAATCTGAGGGAGCCATGCGACCGAGAAACATAACACCCGAAATTACAGCTGAATATTTGGAATCTTTGACATTCAAGGATTTTATGGGCCTACTAACACCTGATGAAATTCCAATTGCCCGCGAAAATGGTCTGCTTGTGTGGGATCTGTATTGCAAAGCAAAGCGGCTGAATCGTGAACACAACAACGCCTTGCATGAAATGATCACGGACATTAAAAACCAGCGAATTGCTCCGAGTTTCCGGCCAGACGGCCAGCCTGTGTACTCGTATGAGTATATAATTTGTAATTATGAAGATTTAGAGAGATATAGAAGGCAATTAAAGACTAAAAACGGATAAAAACGTTGATTTATGACGAAATATTTAATATTACGATAAAAACGGGACAGACAGATCGTGGTGACAGGACCCACTGCGTGATGTCTTTCCCGTTTTTTTTTGGAACACAATGTGACCATTGTTGTTTCTGGCCGGCGGGTGCGACTACCCAAACTTTTAACCTATAACCCAAGTCCAGGCGTGACCGTCTGGCACCGGGTGAGACCATCCGACAAAAAGAGAGGTAATGTTGCATGAAGGTTGAAAAACGATCATTCAAAACAACCGAATTGCGGGCCACAGGCGGAAAAAAACCCAAAATTTTTGGTTTTATTCCGTATAACAGTGAATCTGAGGACATCGGGTACACAGAGGTATTAAAACCTGGTGTTTTTACGGACTCCCTTCGAGACGGCAGTAAAATCATGGCTTTGTATTCCCATGACGATTCGAAACCGCTGGGAAACACCGGAGCCCGCACTTTACAGCTTGAGGACAGCGAAATCGGTTTAAATGTGACCATTTATCCAGATTTGGAAATCAGCTGGGCTAAAGATGCTTATCGGGCCGTCAAAAGGGGCGATGTTTCCGGGATATCATTCGGTTTTAAGGCAAGAAAGGATGAATGGAATGGCGATGTCCGGGAGATTTTAGATGCCGAGCTATTGGAGATTTCACCTGTGATCTGGCCAGCGTATTCAAAAACTCAGGCTTCTGCGCGAAGCCAAAAAAATAAACGAGGTAAAAAAATGGACCATCTTACATATTTAAGGCAACGTTATGGAAAACTGGAAACCGAATTGAGACAGATTCGGGGCTTGGATTTTAAGGATTTAACCGAGGAACACCGAAAACGAGAAAAACAAATCGGTGATGAATTGGAAGAGCTGCGCGAGGCAATCGACGCCGCCGATCCGGACACACAGAAGCGAAATAGAAACCACGCCCCAAATAACACGGCGACGGAAAACCGGGATGGCCCGTTTAAGAGCCTTGGTGAGCAGATGCTTGCTATCCGCCAGGCCGGCACGCCAGGGCAACGGCCTGATCCGCGCCTTTTTGAGGTGCGTGCTGCCACAGGACTGAATTCGAATTTGGGCTCAGAAGGTGGATTTTTGATCCAAGGCACGTTTGTCAACGAAATTATGAAAAATGCTTTTGATTCGGCACCGCTTTTAAATTTGCTGCGCCGATACAAAATTGGCTCGAATCGGCTTACCATGCCTGGAGAGGACGAAACCAGTCGGGCTGATGGATCAAGGCACGGTGGCTTGCTTTCGTACTGGCTGGAAGAAGCGGACGAAAAGATCGCGTCAAAGCCTAAATTTAGGACAATTTCCCTAAATTTGCACAAGGTCGTAGTGCTAACCTATGCCACCGATGAACTTTTAGACGATGCATCGGCACTGGATTCATATCTGAGAAAGGTGGGGCCGGATGAAATCGGATTCAAGGTGCAGGATGCTGTTGTCAACGGAACAGGCGCCGGCCAGCCCCTTGGTTTCATGAATTCTCCTGCCCTGGTCGAACAGGCCAAGGAAACGGGCCAGGCTGCAGACACGATTCTTTTTGAAAACGTGCTGAACCTCTGGTCGCGTATGCCGGCGCGAAATCGAAGGACCGCTATCTGGTTGATCAATCAGGACGTAGAACCCCAACTTTATTCGATGAGCTTGGATGTCGGCGCGGGAGGTATTCCTGTTTACATGCCCGCAAGCGCTGGAGCGACGAAGGCCC